TAACTGACAAACAAACCTTCTTCCAATCCGGTTGCAATCATCCCCATTTGCATCTGCCAAAAATACTCCGTGCGTTTTGACTTTAGTTGCTCGTTGTTTTTGATGAAGAAGTTTTGAAGGTGGTTGCCTGAATTGAACGGGCATTTGATTTCTACCAACTGGTGACCAAGTGCATCAGGTGAATACCCACCCCATTCACCATAAGTGATGAATGTGTATGTCTCTGCACCGTAGTATGTGAAGAAATCATCGGTTTGTTGGCTGAAATAGTGGAAGGCTTCCTTCTCGTGTTCCTTACCCCAATCCAAAGCCCTACCATAAATCTCCGATTTCGCACCTGTTAGGTATTCCGCTGCCTTCTCAAAGACAAATGATTTCGCAGTTTCCGACAAGAACTCCGATTTGTTTTTCGGAGTTCCCATCAGTTTGTGGATTTCGGAAGCGGTGAAGCGTGAACTTCTCAACCTTTGCCAATCTTCTTCGTTCAAAGAAGTGTGAATAACTGGATGTGTGTTATTCATTTCTCACCAATTAAAAGTTTCATATTCACCGGAGATACCTCAAACTTGCTTGTGATGTCTGTCATCATTCCGCCTGTCTTCAAATGCTCAACGGCTTTTGTCCACGATGGATGCTTTGGTGTGAGTTCATCTTTCTTTGGAATCTGTCTTCCCATTGCTTTCTCTCCGTCATCATCATCATCAATGTTCAAGTTTAGGATTGAACCAAGTGCATACCTTCGTGCGTAGGTCAATGCACTTCCCATTGCTTGTGGATCGTTTTGCTTTGCAACCGGCATCACATAGGATGATTCCATCCACTCCCCTGAATCAGCGTGAAGGATGATGGTTGTGAGTGCGTTCTCATCAGGGAATTGACTGATTGCCAAACCGCATTCGCTTAATGGCTTTTGAATTGTATCCAGTATGTTCGCCAAACTTGCATACTTGGATTTGAAGAAAGGATTGTTGGCTTCCTTTGCTACCTTGCTCACCGATGCTTGGAATTTTACCAACGCACCAGCAATGTTCTTGATTGATTCTGATTTATTCATAGGAAATTTGTTTTGTGTCCGAGCATAAATAATACTGTAAACTTGTCGGGTTCAAGATAGAAGAATCTTTCCGACTCAATGCCAACCAAGTTGGTCTCAACGCACCCACCGAAATACACATCTCGCTTGATCAGGTACGGTTCAAGTTCATCAAAGTGATGCTCAAGTAAATAGTCATCAACTTGCTTGTCAATGTACACATACCTATCATCCTTACCGAGTGTAAGAATCCATCCGTTGATTGTTGCCTCAATCATTGTTCACCTCCCGTAGTGCGATTTCAATGACGGCTTTTGCTTTGGGTGAAACGATGTTTCCCTCAACCAAATACTTGCGAACGGTTGGAAGTGATACCCCTGTTTTACGAGCGACTATTTGAAATAGCCCTTGTCTGCGTTTCAGTTTAATTGTTTCAATTGCTTTGTTGTAATCCATAACAAGAGCAAAAGTAAAATAAACTTTCTAATAATGCAAATAAACTTTTCTTTTTGTTACAATTTTATGTCTTCCGAGAATATCAAATCTCCGAAACGAGCATTCAACTCATTCACCAATTCCATCTGTATTGATTCCGTGAAAGCATCCTCAAGGAATGGTTGTGCCTTTGTACCTCTGCGGTGAATCTTGTTTGCAATTGCCTTTGCCATTGAATCGTAAGTCATCGTTTGTGGTGGTTTGATTCCTTTGAATGCCATCCATTCTTTGATTGACTGCCATAGATACGGAGTGCCTTCGGTGTGACCATTTCTTGTTGGCTTTCTTCCGTATTCCACGAACTCCCAGTAATCTTCAGCGAGAAGGATGGTGTTGATGGATGTTGGCGTTTTGGTGATCTCTCCTGGAACAAAAGATTGGCGAAGAACAGAAGAAGCATTGATGTTTTTGTTGTCAAGATTCGCCCAAATGGGTGGAATCACCTTCTTGTTCCACCAATCAACAATGATTTGTTGAAGGAGTGAGCCTTGATTGACATCATCCAAGTATGTATCAAGTGCATCAGGCAGTTTGTTGATGTCTATTGTAGCCACATTAAAACGCTTAAAATTCCTAAACCTATACTGATACCCTTGAAGACGGACAAAGTGCGTGAGATGGCTTTATTTTCACTCACAAGTGCTTTGTTCTTCTCCCGAAGATGTGCGTTATTGATTCGCACCTTGACAATGATGGAATCTTGTTCGGCAATAATGATGGAATCCGATGTCACAATCTTGCGTAGATGCGTGACTTGTTCCCTTGCGATTGCACCTTTGACCAAATATGTGTTGGCTTGTTTGATTGTATTGGTATCAATCAGCACTTGACCGGATAAATTCAACGACCAAAAAATTAACCCATAGGTTGATATTTTTATCATTGCTTTCATCCTATAAGGTAGCATTCTTCTTGGATTGTTTTTCTTTTTCTGCGATGAGCTTGTCAAGATACCACTTCGCTTTGTACAAATCTTCCAATCCGTTCTTGTCCTCGCATCTCCATAAGTACTTAATGATGTTCCCAGTACAAACCGCAACCAATCCTTTCTTTTTGATGGTGGCAGATTCAATGGCATCAATACATTCTATCTCGCCTTGTTTGTAGTGTGTTGGGTTGACTGCATCCATTTTACAACAAAGGTATAATAGTTTTCCTCAATCAAGATGATGTGACCTCCTCGCATATAAAGTTGGGTGTTCTCATACAACTGCGAGATGGCAACAATTTGATGTTCATCAACCATCCCATCTTCCAAGATTTGGATGATGTCGGATTCGCCTTCAATCAAACCCATCCAGTTGTCATTCTTGGTCTCGTGTATGATTTGAACCTTGATCATATTGTCTTGTGTGTGTACGCCCGAATTACTCTGTCACCTTTCTCAGTTCTTGTTGGCAACATATACAACCAACGCCCACCAGTGAACTTTGGTGATGCACCTCTTTCAACATGCCAACCCTTTGAACCATCTCCGTATTCTTCTTTATAGGCTGAAGTACGAATCATCAAAATGTCACGAAGCAAAACAGTTCCAACCGCTGACAAGTATTCCACGGTGTATGTCATCTCGTAATCTTCATGAACATGCCCCATCCAAATCGCATCAGCACCCTCAACATTTACGGACATCCGGTTGTGCTGGATAGTTCCACGAGTTACAGGACCCCCACCGCCAAACCCGTGCATATATTTAATGTTGTATCCAATCTTTTTTGAGTGATGGTTAAATTGATATTTCACCCAACCACCGTAACCGCCCACCTGAATTGCTGTACCACCACGATAGTTCAACAAAGTAACAAAGCGTTCAATGATGTCGGTCTCTTGTCGTTTCAATATGCTTGTTTCGTGATTGCCATATCCTATAAATTTGATGATATGTGCATAGGGCAAGAACCATTCAACCGCAGTATTGATGATGGCATCAAAATAGTTTGCAACATTGTGTTCAGGTCTTATGTCGGATTTGCTCTTCCTGGGATCGTATGCACCTTGCATCAAGCAAAACAAATCACCGTTGATTAACACATCATTGTTTCCTTTCAAGGCTTCGTCAAGATGTTTCTTCAACAAATCTCTGTCACATTTTGGATTGTCCCAATGCAAATCCGAGATCAAAAGAACTTTGGTTTCTTCCCACGGCTTTGGGATCACAATGATGTTATTGTTTTTCATAGAGTGGTATCCAAGTGGATGTGCAATCCTATTGCCTTTTTTAGCCCTTCTGCGGAAGGTTTGAAGGTGTCAAGGTATATTGTATCAAAGTGGTTTATTGAATCAATTAGACGCATCCTTTTGATTTTCTCCTTCACTATAATCCTTTCGTGCATCTCAACATTTAGTGGTTTGATATAGCGGACTGGTTCATCATAATTGAAGAACGCCCACAACCAACTAAACAGGAACAACGCAAGTATTGTGTAAATAAGGAGTGAGGACTTGGAAGTTGATTGCATAGCCAGCGAGAATATCAGTTTTTGAATCGTAGAAAGGAGATGCGTTGCCGTTGATCACAATCTCAAAATCCTCATCGTTTTGGGTGTTGTTGTCAATCAATGCGAAGATGTCGGTCATAATCTGTGCGGTATCGGAAAGAACCTCAATCGTGTTTGATTCGCTTTCAAATACTCTGTCCATCACAAGCAATGCAAAGTTGTATGTCATCAAGTTTCCAGTTGACTGCAAATTGAAGCCATCAGGATACAACCAAACCAACGGATAATACTCAACATTCTCAACAGTCATATTTGACTGCTGACCAACGCCAAACTTGTGAACCATCTTATGGCTTTCGGCTGCCGTTTGAATCTTTTGAATTATTTGGTTT